TGTTGCACCTGTCCCAGCTGTTGCACCTGTACCTTCAGTTGCACCTGTACCTTCGGTTGCACCAAAACATGTAGAATTTTCTAATAAATCAGATATTAGAATTATACCAAGAACATCTATATATAAAAGAACTATCAAGCCAGAAATGAGTCCATCATCTGATGCAAATAATAATTCAGTAAGTACTGTAAATGAACAGGAAGAATTAATACGTCAAATAGAAGAAGAGGAACATGCAAATGCAACTGTGAATGTATCTCCAAACAACACCAATACAAATACAAATAGTTCTATGAATGAACAAGAGGAGCTAATACGTCAGATAGAAGAGGAGGAACAAGCGAAGGCAACTGCAAATGTATCTCCAAATAATACAAATACGAATACAAATAGTTCTATTAATGAACAGGAGGAATTAATACGTCAAATAGAAGAAGAGGAACAGGGGAATGCAAATGCAAATGTATCTCCAAATAGTACAGGTACAAATACAAATATATCAAGTACATCATCAAATACAGATAGTTCTATGAATAATCAGGAGGAATTACTACGTCAGATAGAAGAAGAGGAGAAACAGACGAAGGCAACAGTGAATGTATCTCCAAATAGCACAAATACAAATATATCTAATACATCATCAAACACATCATCAAATACAGAATCTGTAGTAGAAGTAGCACAACCTGTACCTGTACTAAAACCACAATCTACTCCAGTAATAAAATCATTACCAGCACCTACAAAGAGTGTATCTGAATTAGCAAAACAGCGTATTCAACAATATAAAAAGACTGCCAAACTAACACGACCAGTTAATTCAAATTCATCCAACTCATCCAACTCATCTAACTCATATAATTCATATAATTCATCCAACTCATCTAATTCAAATAATCGTGGTACACGTAAGTTATCTGTAGTTCGCAAGATGGCACCTTCAGCTAAACCAATGGTAGTTCCACCTAAACCAATGGTAGCTCCGCCTAAACCAGCAGTAGCACCTCAAAAATCAACAAAACCTACAGCATCATCTAAAGATGAAATTGCAGATTTATTAGCAATGTTAGGAAATGATGAATAGGACTTATCCCAGACGAATCATACATTCACCTGAACCACCATCTCCTTCAGATTCTTCATCCGATTCTGCATCAGCCGGCAGAGGAAGAATAACATGCTGTCTACAGCCATCTGCCACAGCACGGATACGTGCTTCAATCATATCAGCAACCTCTTCATCTAGATGATTCAATTTCATACGTTTATACGATTTATTATCAGGATGAATAATAATTAGATACATATCTGCAACTTCAAGTCCATAATATGTTTCTAAAATCCATTTATATACATTTAACTGTAGAGTATAATGCCAGTAATTTGTATCAGGTAAATGGTCAACAGGTGGAAATCCTGTTCCAAATGGATTATCAGATTTAATCTCCTTACTACGTTTCCAATCATAAATTAAAAATTTTCCATCCGATTTCCGCCGAAATACAGCATCAATAGATCCAGATAATTTATGTTCTGGGCCAGCAAATACTTCCCATTCCATGCGATAAGGTTCAAGATCATGTCCAAAATCATTCCAGAATTGTTGAAAATATTTCCACTCAACCGTCTCAAGTGTGGCAGGAGGAATCAGCTCTGCAGAACCGTGTAAAAATTGCTCAATTGCTAAATGCATAGCAGTTCCTGCTTCAGATGCAATTCGTCCATTTTCATTCCATTCATCCATAATTTGCCTGTCGGTCTTTCCAAAGTACTTGCTTTTTGCCCAGTTCTTACCGCTACGCATTTTTTTAATAATTGCTACAGGATCAAAATGAGGGAAGAATGCATGAAGTAATTTGGTTACTGAAATATATCCAGTTGAGTCCCCATCCACGTAATATGTATGTGTACTTTCAATAAAATAAATACGATCATCACGTGGATGGTGATTAATACGAGATAGATGTTGCCATTCTTGATGTGGCATTTTATATTATATTCTAGTTAGTATTCAATAGTGTTAGTTGTTTAGGTTAATCAAATCGGAATTCTGCAAGCTCCATAATAATTTTACCAACCTTATTTTCACCTTCAATCACACCATTTGCACGACGCACACCAGACAGCCATGAACCTGCACCTGTTGAGCCAGTGTAATAGAGAAGATACTTCCCCTTATCATGTGCAGTTTCAACAATACGATGGAATCGTGCATCTCGTCGCCAACGCTGATCCAGTGCTTCACGTAGAACTTCATCCTTCTTTGCATTCCACTCCGCTGCATCAATCTTTGCCTTATACACTCGCAGATCACTTGGCATTAATGCCTTCTTAACCGCTTCAATTTCCTGTTTCAGGATCTCAGCAGGTGTAGCTGTCTTTGCTGTACGCATTGCTTCAAACCGCTGATGAATGCTCCCTGTTGTACTGAAGAGTGTCTTTGCAAGGTCTGGTTTCTTAGCACCATATTTAATTGTCATTGCAGCTAGAAAATGTGTGATTGTCGGATATTCAACACCCTCTTCATCAGGATCACGAATTGGGAAGAGTGAATTGGGTGACATCCAGCGACCTGCTTCAGGATCACCCATCTTGAGTGTATCTTGGAGTCCGACCATTGTACCAAAGAGGAATACTTCTGCTGAAGCAAATTTCTTATCAGGTGAAGGGAGTCGTGCACCTGTTGCAGAGGGTGCTTCATCTTCATCGTTACCATCGCCCTCATTATCATCCTCATCCTCGTCTTCACCTTCGCCATTTACAACTACATTTGTGGCATCATCCTCTTCATCATCTTCAGAACTCTTGCCTTCAACGGATGCAAGTTGTGTCATAGCATCTTTCATACCTGTATCATCCGCCACTTCACCAAGTCCACTGCGTTTGAAGATAAACCAGCGATTAAGGAATGAGAACTCCTTCACAGAATCAGACATTGCATATTTCTTACCCGACTTCTCAGCCATATCATATGATTCTTTGAACATATTTGTAGAATGTTTGAGTCCAATCTCGGCAGATTCATCTGCTGTAAGAGGAAGAAATCCAATCTTTTTCATACGACGAACAAGATAGTCGTATGATACTAGATATTCACGATGTGTCGCACCAATACTGATGAATTCAACATCAATTGCCATACCAATTGAATCGTCATCATCTGTAAGTTCATCTTGACCATAATGTTTACGAATTGTCCAGATGGGTACATCGCCTTCCATACCTACTTTTGATTCACCTGTCTCTACTCCACGAAGCAAGTTGAAGACGGCATGTCCATCAAAGCAACAACCCATAAAGTATCCACCCGTCTTAATTGTATCTGAAATATTCTGAAAGAATCCATCAAGAATATCCTTTGATTCAAAGAAGTAGTGAAGAGCAAACATACATACACCCACATCAGCACCATTGCGAAGTGCCCCTGCTACCTCCATATCAATCATTTTGGGTACAGCTCCTTCAGGCGTTGTTTTACCAAATATACTGCGAAGAATATCAGCCTCTTCAGGTCCAGATCCAGCCTCGCCAGTAATAATCCGCTTTGATGAATTACCAATAGCAAATGCCATCTGAGGCATACGATCTTTACCATGTTGAATAAGCCCATCCATATAACGGCGATATGCACCATTAATAGGGTCACGAATATTATCGCTCGCAGTATCAATTCCTAAGACGAAGCTAGAACGACCATAACGCCACTTCTGTAGATCACCTGCTTTTCCACAGGCAAAGTCAATAATAGATTTACCACCGCGTGTTTTTCCCTTATGTGTCAATACTGAATTATACATAACTTCACCCTTGATCCAGCGATTATGGAAGTCACGCAGGCCTCGTACAATAAGTAAATCACGTGAAGGACCTGTTGTATCATAATACATCTCTGGGCGTCGCTGTACACGTACTTCAGATTCAAGAGGTTCTTCACTTCCAGAACGAATCATGGAAACAGTGACAGGATCATGAATAGAATTCCAGACGGAATTTGCAACCTTTTCGGAATTAAGTGTACGTGCAATAATACCCCTCTGCAAACGTTCCGTCTTATCATGGCGGATTCGCATAGGAATCCAACGCCATCCAGGATCTTGTAGAGGATCATATCTCATTTCAACAATACTGCGATTGGTAATGGGCTCATTTGTATCCTCTGTCATAATGACTTCTTGACCACTTTCAGGGTCCAATGTCACTGTACAATAACATGTATTTGCCATTGTATCTGAGTATTCAGATGGGATAAAGAGTGTGGGTTTATATTTCTGTTTTCCTCCTGCACGTGGATTGGGCAGAGGTAATTGATTCAGAATTGTTGCACGTGGATCATCAAATGCAGGATCACGGACTGAACCAACAAAGAGACGCAGAGTTTTGAAACGTGCCGTCTCACCTGATACAGGGTGTACACCTGTTGTGACCTTGTCCATTGTAGGTGTGGCAAAGTCCTTTTCAATATTAATTAGGAAATCAATTGTATTATCAGATGCAGGCTTCCATTTGAACTGTTCATAGAATGTATCTCCTGCACGAGTTGGTAACGGTTTATCATTAGGTGTTAGAATTAGACCATCTGTATTATAGATTTGCGGTGTATCTAATATACGTGCACATGCAATAAAGATTGCAGTAGGATCAGAGGCAGGTGCAATAATGAACTTCTTCATAGTTACTTGAAGACGTGTTACATCTGTGACACCTGATCGTGCAATAATTGTTGTACTGCCCTCTGTATTCCATTGTGAGATCCATGAACGAAGATGCCACCAGCGTGTAGGGGTTTCTTCTGTTTCACTCACCCCAGGAATAGCGAATGGAAGTTCACTGACAGATGTCTTATCAGGTGCATAGTAAATATCAAAGAGTAAGAAATGATTAATAGCCTTCCCCTCTTTATTCTTTGTCACCCATTCGCCATCTAGAAGTGAATCTGCACATTCTGGATTCTGTAGTCCAGTACGATATACATTCATACCCATATCAATCAGGAAGAGCTCACCCTTATTGTCACAGAAACCTAGACAACGAAGTCCATCAGCCTTATCAGTAACATTATATCCTGTACGAATATTAGGGATTTTCTCATCAATTTCAGAGATCATATTAGTACGTTCCAGAGTGATAGGTGCAACTCCACGGAACTTGTCTGAACCATTGAGTAATGTATATTGTGAGATGACTTTATCACGAATAGATTTACGAATAAGTAGTGTATTTTTCTGAATTGCACGCAGAATCTCACCAATTCCACGAACAAGAGTTGACAGTGCACCCTCTGGTGTAGAAGTCACCTCTTCGCGTAGTAATTCAACTTCAACTTCATATACAGGTACACTTCCAAAGATATTATATTCCTGGAATGTACGTGACCAACGATATTCACCACGAGAGTCTTTAGGAGTGCTACGTACAATTGACATATCAATACGCATACCCTTTCCCTTGAATGTCCAGCGACGAATAAGACGATACGCTTTTTTTACAGTACCCCATCGTTCAATAAGTTCACGAATACGTGGATCATCCTTACTGAGAGCAATTTCACGCCTTGATTTAATACGACATTGATATTCCTCTAGATCAATATTGCTTTCAAGGCTCGTGCGATCTTTAATCATTGCCGTATATGGTTTACTTTCTAGAGCATTATCACGACAGTATGTCTGAAGAACACCGAGACCTTGTAGCGAGAGACGTATGTTATTTGGCGTGATAATACTCATTCTATCATCTTGAGGAAGGGGTTCGTATCCTTTCGCACGTAGACGCTGGGCAATATTTAGAAATGTAGTTGCATCAACAACTCCATCTACTCCAAATGTTGCCTCTAATTCCTGTTCGGGATGGCTAAGCCAATCCTGAATCAGGGTTTGGATTTTTTTGGATTCGGCCGAATATAGGTCCATTATAACTCTACTTTACACACATGAAAAGTCCCTTAAGCTTTCTTGTCAATTTTGCTTAGGTTCTTTTGACTGCCAACAGGACCATTAATCTGTTTTAGCAATCTGTTCAATCATATCCATTACAGTAAATTTTGCAAGTCGTTCTGCAAGAGTTGCTTTCAGTAAACGACTGTGTTCAGGTTGCCAACTGTGCATGTGAGAGAGTTTTTCAATAATTGCCTCCTTTGTGAGGGTTGCATTTATAAACCAATGTACTTTCCAGCTATGAATTTCAAGATCCTCTAACCAGTATACAACTGACATTATTGCAGATGGGATGCGTGGAGACGCAATCCAACGACCATAATAATCTACAATATATGTTTTCTTATCTTTACTCCAATTATCAGGATTAGATGAGAAATATACGGACTTACCATGATCTTTCTCACTGTCACTGTCATCGTCAAGTGCATCCCCTGTGGCGGTATCTTCACTTTCCTCAGGAGTATCTAAACGAATAATAATTGCCTGAATATCAAGCATTGTAATGAGCCCTGAAAAAATATCAATATGATCAGCAGGTTTCAAACTATTTGTATTTGCGAGAGAACCAATACCATCATGTAGTTTTCGTCGGCGACGTGCAAGAGGGCCTCCTGCAAGTGCCTCTGTTTGCTGTTGAAGACGTGTTGCCATATCACGCAGATATGCCGACCGACTACGAGCAGACATATACTGATAGGTTTCATCAGACATCCATGCAAGTACACTTAATAGTCCTGATGGAGTCATTGTTATAGATTCAAATTCACTGAGTCCAATTGCAGATAGCGATGAATCATTTGTTACAATCTCTCCATCTTTCTTTCGTAGAATTTCAGATTCATCTGGAATACCAATAGGAGTGAGTGAAGTACTCTTATTGGAATTTGTAGTCGCCCATTCAAGGAGCTGTGCAATACTTACGTTTTGACGATTATTTGTTGACATGATATATCCTCTATGTAGAAGATTTCAAGTAACCTTAAGCTGTTACTGCATTTACCTCTGCAGTCAGCTCTGTCATTTCTGTTATACGTGCCTGATCCTGCCTGCGAACTTCATTACAGAATTCAATAAATCGTAACATTTCATCTAGAACCTCATCTGACAGTGTGTTAATATCAAAAAAAATACCATTATTATTTTCCATATATACGATATTATGTGATTTTACAATACGAAAGATCTGTTCATATTCACTTTTAACAAGCTGTTTTAGATTATCATGAAGTATGCGACGCTTATCATATAGTTGAGACATAGAAGGATATTCTATTTCCGTAGAATGTCAAAGGAATATGAAATTAACGCACAAAAGATATGCTTACATATATTTACTCATCATCAGATTCATCATCCGATTCATTTCCCTCATCTGATCCCTCTTCGTCATCAGATTCGTCAGCATCCAACTCATCCTCGTCTGAATCATCTGCACTTTCATCATCTCCACCCTTATTGATTACAGGTTCTGGCATACCATCAACATGTTTTCTGATAAATAGACCATTTGTCAGAATAAAGGGATCATTAATCTGGAAACGTGACTTCTTAATCTCCACATCAACACTATCACCAACCTCAATACTATCAAATTCATCATTTCCAATATGTAGATCACGAGGTACCTGAATTCGCAAAGCATCACGATGAACAACATATAATCCAAGCTTGTTCTTGCGAATAACTTCACCTGTTACACGAATGCCATCTCCAGGATATAATACTTTACCCTTAGCTTTAATATAATAAACAGTGTCACCTGTAAATCGTGCATGTTCGTAATACCCCATAGAACGTGAAATAATCTCTACAGTACCGGGGAGAACGAAGCCATGTTCAGAACATTTACTTTCAATCATTTCTTTTAGTTTCATCTGTAAAACATCATTTACTGTTTTACCTTTGAGCGTTGTCAGATCTTTAGGGGTTAGACCAACCTTTCGTTCAAAGAATGCAGTTGCTTCCATTTCTTCTCTAATCGTGTACTATGTTTAGGTCCACATAACAAGAGTGCCTCAAATTTATTCATTCCTTGATTTAGTAACTTTAGCAGGCTTTGCACCACTAGGCTTTTTACCAGACTTTGTACCAATGCGGAATAGACCTTTATGACCCGTATAATATGATGCAACTGGACGATAGAACCAATGTTTATCACCAAGTATCAGTTTATCCATGTATCGTAATACAAGCTCTAATAAACAACATGCACGATTCGCATGAATCACCTTGTGTGTACCGAGTAAGACAATATTATTGAGTTGGAAATCAGTCATACCAGCACGCTCTAGTATTTCGCCCAATGAATACAATTTCTTTAAGTGCTCAGTCATATTACTTACAATCGCACATTCTGCACCACGACCAGGCTTCGCTCCAGCCGTTGCAATAGGCTCATTTGTCTTAAATACCATAGATCCATTCTTTGGAACCATAAATCCATAAATTTTCCCTGTGCGTCGCTCAGTAAGATCAATACGTTTCATAGGATCATCTGATTTATCACGTTCTACTGCATCTACATACGCTTTGCGACACGGCTCACCATCTTCACACAAATAGAGAAGGGAGCCATCCATCGGATTCACGTATCTCATAATATTTATACGACCCATATGATATACTGCATAATCAATCATTGTATTCACACCAGTTGCACCCGCACGAACAAGTAATCGCTGTTCCTCCATTGTAAACCAATGATCCCAGAAGAATTCAAGAAGTGCTAGACGCATCTTATCAGCTCGTTTACGACCAGATGAATGGAATGCACGATGAAACCATAGAACCATTTCCGTAATTTGACGCAATTTCGTTTCAACCTCTCCATCACCTTTGCTCATTTTGCGAATACGCTGGTAGACCACTTCAGGCACTTTAACACCCACTTCTGAGTCAGCAAGTCCAGTGCACCATTCAACAATTCCATGCCATGCTTCACGTAGTCCGTGAACACGCATTTCTTCCGTCTCTGCAACTTCCTCCTCACCCTCCTCAGCTGGTGCACCCTCTGTAAGTTCAACTTCAATGTCTTCAATTGCACGTATCTGTGGTACAAATGCATCACGTCTTACAGGTATCTTTGTGACACGAAGAGCCATTGGAATAGATAGATCTCCATATACATTTGGTTGAAATATAAAATAATGATTGCAATAGCGTATATATCCAGCAATACCATCATGTGTTACTTGAAACATCCGATTATCAACAACCGATAAGAGTAATTCTGCAATATTTGGTTGAGGAACATCAAGCATTTCTATCAAATCTTCATCACGATAACTCGGCTGAATTGCAAAAAGAGCACGAAGACGTTCACGCAGAGAATTCTCTCGCCATCTTGCTGCAAATTCAGAATATGTACTGTCATCAGTACCTGATGGTACAACATCTATTTTTGGTTTACAGTCATATGCACATTCAGTCCAATCACATACTGCTGTAAACGGCATATCATTAATATTTACATCAGGACGCTCACGACGCTGTGAATCAATCTGTCGCACACGTTCTTGTCCCGCAATAATAATAGCATCGTGATTAAGATTGCAATCAATTGCATTCTCTTTTAGAACACGAGATACACGACCCACTTGAAGAGCTTTTCTGAATGCAATACGATATGAATATAGATCCGCACTCTCTTTTTGAAGTTCAGCTGGTAATGTGGCAGCGTAGAGATAGATTGTTGTATTTCTCTTTTCACGAGGCAGTGCTGAATGAGAGCAGAAACGAATACCACGACCAAGAATCTGTTCCGTCTTATTTAAATGGAACCAGCTATCAAGTACGTGAATTTCACGAATGAATCGTAGATCAACACCCTCTGATGCAATTTGACTGCCAATAATAATCTTCATTTTCATACCATTTGCATTATCTAGAGCACGTTCACGTTTAATCACATCCTCATTTCGTGGCGATATAGCTACATCACCTGTTAGAAGACCATAATAGGCTGGTGCAAAATCATGACCTAGTCCTGCATTCGCTCTATGCTCTGTTTCACGATGATCACAGAGGGCACATTGCCTTCCACCTGGTGTTTGAATTCCATCGGCAAGTAGACCAAGTTTGCGTCCAACAGGAGTATATCCATTTGCCTCTAGAACAAGTGCAAGAGGTATAGCACCACCACTAACAAATCGTGTATATATAAAATCAACACCTTCAGATGTTTTAAGACGTCTTAGAAGTGTAACAAATTTTGTAGAATACTGTTCAAGTTGATCAAGTCCTAGCCATCGTGCACCTACCTCTGGTCTTGCCCTGTAACGAACCTCTCCACCCACTGTCTCACGTGTAAATACTGTTGCCAGTGAATCTATATCTGTACGTGCTCTATATGAATCAACATCATCACCAGCAGTTTCCTCTGTGGCAGGTACAATAAAATTTCCAGCATGAACCAGTTTTTCCAGTAAAATTGTGTTTAATCCCCCCTCTCCTGCAGGCAAATCCCCTGTAAATGCAAGAGATGCACGAAGTGTATCACCTGTTAGTTGTACAGGTACAATAGGCAGATGATCTACAAATATCTTTTCAGAATCAGCAACTTCTGCACCACGCGGATTCAATCGCGGATATGTTGAGGACCGAATTGCAGGAATATCCATCGGTTTCAAACGAATTGGAAATGAGACTGGATTTTCACCACGCATGAAACTCACATAATGCCGTGCGACTGCTCCAAGTCTCTCTTTTGCATCATTATTTCGGAATCGCCCACGACTATCAAAAATATCCGATTCATTTAATAATGCACGTTTATCATTCATTAGAAGTAGATTTAGAATAAAAATAATTTCACGATATGTATTGTACATAGGTGTTGCAGTGAGGAGAACTAATTTCATGCCCTCTGCATACATGAGAACCTTACGAAGAAATGGCGTCAGTAATTTACCAGCTACAGCATCAGTCTTTTCTGTTGCTCCACCTGGTCCATCCTCCTCTTCATCTGCAATATCATCAGGTAGATCGCGTAGATTGTGAGCTTCATCCACAATCAGCATTTTTCCGCTGAATGCTCTACGTATAATATCAGCCTCTAGTTTTGCTCGCCGTTCTTCTGTCGCAGTCTTTGGAATAGCTTTTAATAGATCACGAACATGATTTGCAAATGATATATAACCATAGAATGCATATCGTCTGCGAATAGCACCAAGTACACGACGCTGGATACGTGTCTTATCACGTTCAAGCAATGTACCTGTTAGGCTCATATATTTTGATCCAGTACAACCAACTGCAGTATTGGGTACACCCTCTTCTTCTGCAACTTTAACACGGTTAATATCAAAAATTGTACGGTAAAACCCCTGTTGAATAGTTGGTGGTGTAACTAAAATAACTTTATCTCTTGGAAATGTCTCTAGCCATGCCTCTGCAATCTGAACGGCTGCACATGTCTTACCCACGCCTACACCATGATATAATAGTGCAGACATATATGGGCTTTTTGGAGACATTAGATTTGCAACAAATCGTTGTACAGGTGTGACCTCAAACTTATTTTCATCACCACATGGATCATCTTCAGGTTTCCATGTTGTCTGAAGTGATTCTGCAAATTCACGCTTTGCTAACAGTTTTTGTAGAAATTCGGGATCTCCAAACAGTGGATAGGCCCCTGTTTCTGCCTCCCATTGTGTAATTTGTTGACGTGGAAATAATTCACGGCGTTCTAATTCTTCTAGAATACGATCTCTTTCTGTGAAATCTGTTGTGTCATCCCACAATTCAAGAAGTTCCTCGTCAGGTAATGCTCCTAGATCTCCCATCTACACTGCCAATAAGAAGATTTAATAATAGAATATTACAAACTGTAATAGTTCATATCTGGGATATATTAGTCATCCATACGTATATATGTATTTCTAGCAACTGTATGAGGAATTGGACAGTAATTACGTAAAATACTACCTGTTTTTAATAGAATTTCCCTTTTTTCAACATTATCCGGACGAATCTTTTGAAGTGCTAGATCAAGAGGTAGCCAACAAATTGCACCAATTTCACGAAACATATGAGGATTACTTATATTTAATTCTGCAATAGTATTTGAATTACACATACCCAAATAATACTTATGACAATAATGTACATGATTAGATCCTAAAAATGTCTCAGTGAGTGGTTGAACATTTGCAATAATCTGAATTTGTGATCGTGGAATATTTGTCTCCTCTTCAAATTCACGTAATGCACACCGAATATCAGATTCACGAGGATTTCGTCGTCCTTTCGGGAAACCCCATTCAGGTTCATCCCAGACGGATGGATTCTCCGCAATAATACGATGAATTCCTCTACCATCTTCGCCTGCAAGTTCAGTATAACGCAGTTTAGAATTTTCATAATCCATCTTGTGAGTAATTGATCCTGAACCCCATACGGACTGCCAGAGATCTTCAAAATTTGTCATCAGAATACGTTGATGCTCTAACTTTGTCATCCCCTGAAACAGCTGAATTACATATGGCATGTTATTAATTGAATACTTTCCACGAATAAATTCAACAAATGACAGTGAATCTTTACGCTGAATAAGAAGGTATTCATATCCAGATGGCGTGTATATACCTGATGATATAAAGGGTTGCATAGAACATAATTTCTGATCAAGATTCTCCTGTAGTTGTTGTGATCGCCGAATTGCAATAATACCGTAACTTGTTATGGGTGATGGACAACTTCGTAGAATATGCCCATTTTCACCACAATTTGTACATTGAGATGGTGCAGTAAAATATTTATGATGATGCTGTTGATAACGATTGCTATATTTAACAGTATTTTTATGTATAGTATTCATTTATACTACGTGTTCTCTTTATGAGTAAGACTTGCTCATTCTTTAGCCTCTATACAAAATAGGGTAATACTATGCAATTTCCACCAAGAGTATGGGGACCATTTTTCTGGCATACAATACACATTGTAGCACTTGGATATCCAAAAGAGCCGAACTATACGGATAAAAAGGTCGCAAAAGAATTCTATGAATCATTTGCATTTTTGCTACCATGTGGCGTATGTCGTGAACATTATACACTGCATCTTCAGAAGAATCCAATTACACCCTATTTGGATTCACGTAAAGATCTACTCAAATGGACAATTATGATTCACAATGAGGTAAATAAAATGTTAGAGAAGCCTATATGGACAGAACAAGAGGTTATTGATTATTATACACGTCTTGGAAAACGTGATCGCTCACCTGTATGGACAAAGGAGGATATGAAAGAGATTGATGTCGCAAGCTTTGTACGTGGATTTATTACAGGCACCGTTGGTCTCAGTCTACTTGGCGGATCAATCTGGATAGTGAATAAATATGTGTTATAAAGCCTATTATATTATTAGGGGAAATGTCAAACAGCAGAGGTATAGCAGGTACTGGTGTATTCGGACTGCCACGTCTTACAAATATAAAATTACCAAATGTATTTTCACCAAATACAACACCAACACTAAATGCACTGCAAAATAACTCACTGACGAGTCATCCAATACAATGGCCAGCATACATAGGATATTTCTTTGCAATTGTTGCTGTTATCATAGTTATATTATTGGCTATTCATTTTCTAATTACACCAATATTTCAATTTACACCTGGTGGTCCCGGTATAATACCAGTACCTGGAACAAATGATGGGACAGTGTATTGGTCATCTTTTCCAATGGATAGTACTATAGATAAAACAATCCTTGGATCTATTTCATCTAATTGGTCAATGAGTGTTGATATATTTATAGAGGAACCATTTATTCCTCCAACGAAGGCAGGGTCAACCCGTGTTTTTATTAAACGATCATCTGGTCTTTTGGGCGATAACTATAATATGCGTATTGCACTTTTGCCCAACACAACAGATCTTCGTGTAAGTCTTCTCAATTCATCCAATAATGAAGAATTTATTGATATTACAAATATACCTGTACAGACACCATTTAGATTAGGTGTAATTATACTTGACCGTGTAATGGAGGTGTATATTAATGGTCGCCTCTACAAGACACTTGCACTCATGGCACCTCCTAAGTCAGAGGCAGGCGGATTTACGGGGCCACAGGGTGATATGGCAAATATGGCAAAGGTGAAAAATCTTATTCTTTGGAAACGTCCTATTACTGCCTCTGAAATGCGATACGCAAAACCCAGTCTGGCTCAGGCATCTGAATTTAAAGCAACAGGAATGAAGGGAACGGGTGCAGGCGGTATATGTGCATAAATCACGTAGTCATCATCCACAATGATTTTAACGAATCTGTAGAATAGAGGATATGTCAACAATTATTAAATTTATAATAGGAATTATTGTAATTGCTATTATTATCTATTTTATAATACGATATGTATATGCAAAAGCAACAATTCAAGATAGAGCCCCTGAGCAACTGAATATACAGGATGCGAAGCAGGTCTATAATTCATATGATACGCAAGAGAGTCTTTTGTCAACACCAGGATCGTCTATCATGGCATTTGTAAATTGCCGATTTGGAGATAGAACGGGTAAAATAAATGTGGAATCATATATACCATTGATATCTATTAATGGTGCTATGATATTTGAGATTACACCTGAATCAGCTCAACTGCGAGTGATGACAACAGGTGGGGGACAAACGTCAACAGAAGTTATCCCGATCCCCCCTCTACCGACACAGAAGTGGATATTTGTTTCTATACTACGAGATGGAAGACGATTTGATATTATGTATAATGACCAGATTGTTGCATCACACAGATTATCACAATATCCAAAAATCATATCAAATCCATTAGTTATTGGAAATAAGGCACTTCTAGGAGATGCAGTGAATGTTCTCGTTGCATCGTATCGGCTAACACCAGCAGAGGTTATACGTCAGATGCGACGACTGTCTGACAGTGCTGGTACTCCTGTTACAGTGAAGACGCGTCTAGGATTGCCTCCAGTTCCGTTTATATCATTAAAAACAGCATGTATTCCAGGTATGCCATGCGAAGGTGTAACAAAACCACCTTCCGATCAAGTAAAAGCATGGTATTCTCCATATAGTTAAATCCGCCTTTATTATAGATTATCTATATGGCATCTGAATCAAAAGAGGGTTCAGAAAGAGATATACCACCTTTAAATGTATTAAAAGGTGCTATACCCAATACAACTCTTAACAAATATTATGCCATGTATAATGGTATGCCTCTTGAAATGAATAGTGCAGATATACCCTATCTTAATTCGGATGAACTACATGATTTACGAATAGGTTTAAAAGAGTATTATTCAACACGTCTCTCAGAAGAAGAGACTGAGAAATTAATTGCAAATGCACTAGCAATTCCAAAACAGGTTAATCGTGGATCAGGTAGTTTTGGATTGGTTGTTTCGCCTGCTCTGCCAAATGTTATACATGGTCAAAAATACAGGTTTCCATCTCAAGTCACAAAAGTACTCTATTTGAAGAATACACGTAAAAATACGCTGAATACTGCAAACCGTATACGACGAAAGGTTCCTGAGCTATATTACAATATTTTACCCTATGAGCGAAAAGTCACTCTTGCGAATATTTCAAATCCAACTATAAAAGCAAAACTGAAAGAGAAGATTGCAAAAAAGACACACACTGGTATTAATTCTATTCATAATAATACCGAATTATATCCAGTCAGAATGAAAGATATGGGTTATTCTATAGATTCCTATTTTGCAAGTGCATATAGACTGCCACGGACAGAGCTCTATAAATCTCTATTGCGTATACCGTTTCGTACAATTCTGGCAAATATGTCAAAACTTGCAGGAATAGTTGACAGAATGAATGAGTTAGGATATGTACATTTAGATATTCGTGAAACAAATGTATTATGTAATCCAAATAGTGGAGAGCTACAAATAATTGACTTTGATTTTTTTATGAAGGTAACTGATTATTATACGCGATATACGAATATATTTTATGCACATCCAGTGGAAGAGGCTATATTAAAAAGTCAGGAAAATAGGGATATAATTGAAACGATAATGTATAATCCTATAGACTTTAAACGAATTCCAAAAGTATTGTATAAGAAATTATATAAAATACTGGAGCCACAATGTACAATATTATATCATACATTACAGCCATTTTCAGGTAGTTCTGTTGATGTATTTATAAATAATATACTTGTAAATGAATTTATACCAGGATTAGAGGGATTTAAAGAGCACATCTATACTGCATATGGCCCCCCTGATGCACACGAACCATCTGTATATATAGATAATTATATAAGTGTAATGTACAATGATCTTATAAATACGATTGACAGTTATGGTCTAGGTATTGCATTTCAACAACTAGTTAAAGTATATGATTATTATGGGCTATTATCTAGTATAGATGATATATTTAAATATTATCCATGGTTACAGAACAGTAGAATACATTTGAATAAATTCAAAGAGGTTCTCAAAAAAGCAATTGAATATGTTGATCTACTGTCATCATTTGATTCACATTCACGATTATATGCTAATCAATTTAAAAGATTAATTGATGAATTAATTGACAATTATAATGCATTTTATAGGACAGAGGGTTTGCCAAAGATATCTAAGAGATCTACACGAAAAAGGAATGGTTATAATATATCTAAACGACTCTCTCCAATCGTAGAGGCAAACAATACAAATTCTGAGAGTTCATCATCACTACGGACTACACATAAACGCAACAAATAAAGTATTAAATTCCGATAGATAGTCAGATATGGACGTACTAACTGCTACGACACGTTTTGTCCAATTTGTTATTGTTATTCTAGGACTTGTCGGTCTATTTTATTTGTATAGATATTTATTTGGAAGTGGTGGTATGGCATCAACTGTGCTAGTTGGTGGAAAACGCATTGCCCAGGTAGACCCAACGGGTGCAATTGTAATTCCTGCATCAGGTCTACCAGGTCTCTATGAGGGAGGTGAATTCTCTGTTTCAATGTGGCTATATATTCAGAATTGGTCATATCGCCAGGGTCATAATAAACATATTCTAAGTATTGGTGGCACGACATTTGATACAATTCGCATATTCCTAGCAGGCAACAAGCCACAGCTACGTATTCGTCTACATACACCATCGTCTGCATCTCCAACAAATAGTACAGGTGTACAGAATACGGGCATTATCCCCTCCGATCGCCTAGATAAGGCATCATTTAATGCACAGTTCACTGAAATAGAAACAGATTCAGGACTACTTGATACAGCAAATCAACTATGCGATCTTCCAGAACTTGATATGCAACGATGGGTACAGGTAACTGTTGCAGTGAATGGCAGAACATGTGATGTATATATGGATGGTAAGCTAGCACGTTCCTGTGTACTGCCTACACATTATAAAGTAGACGGTGGAGGTTACAGTGCTACACTTCTTGGTTTTGGTGGATTTGGTGGCTATATTGCTGCAACAAGTATGTATAATTATGCAGTCTCACCAGATCAAGTATATAAATCATATATGAATGGGCCATCTCCAACTGATGATCTAGGTGCATATTTGAAGTCGTTTTTTGAGCCACAATCTACAATTAATGTCTAAATAGTAGAGAATGAATGCGAACACAGGTATGATGAATCTGCAGAATGCAGTGGCAAGTCCGAGTATTATCTCGCAACTCCTTGTCAGTCTTGCAGTTGTTATTATTATATATCTAGTTCTTGGAATGATGGAGGCAATTTACACGTATATTAATCGTATGGCAATGTATCGTACAACAATTCTGCCATATTCATATGCAACAGAGGATAAGACGTATACAATAATTCAGAATCCAAATGATGCAAATGCAAAGCCAACATATCTCTCAAATAATGAGCGAACAGGGCCAGAATTCACGTATTCGTTTTTCATGACTGTTCATCAGAACACATTCCGTCAGGAAGAGGGTTTGCTTCATATATTCCATAAGGGTAATCCAGGTCAATGGCCTCTTCTTGGTCCCGGTGTATATATGTGTGCAAATACAAATACAATGAGAGTTTATATGAATACATATAAAACATGGAATACATATGTTGATGTTGAGAATATCCCTGTTGGAAAATGGGTACATATTGCACTTATCTGTAAATCAGGACACTTGGAGGTGTTTGTAAATGGTAATCTTGCAAAACGTCTAGGATTTGATGGATTTGCACCATATCAGAATTATGGTAATATTATCTGTTTCAGTCAGCGTCGTATTGAGATTCCAAAGACAGTGCCATCTCTGGAGGGAGGTACATTTAGTGTATTTGGCTCCATGAAGGGCCTGTTTAGTAGTCTGACATATTTTAGCTATGCATTAAGTTATACAGAGGTAAATGCAATTATGAATAAGGGACCATCTAAGACATTTGCAAGTTCTATGAACGGCATGACACCACCCTACTTGACTGATTCATGGTGGACAAATAATGCGTAAATGCATAAATAGGATGGTTGAATACATATTATCAATCGTATAATTACGATAAATACGCAAAGTAGATTTATCGTAAATATAAGAACATAAAAGACTGTTTACATTATAGTGAAATGCCTGGAGGTGGATTATTTAGTCTCGTAGCCTACGGAGCACAGAATGTTAATTTAAGTGGTAATCCAGACTTTACATATTTTTATAAAGTCTATAAGAAATACTCTCATTTTGCTGAGGAATCTGTTACATTTGCAATGGATGGAACCCAGGAATTATCTATTGATCAGCCAATTCAGGTTCGTTTTAAGATGCAACGTGTTGCAGATCTTGTACGTGATGTCTATTTTACATTTGATATTCCAGATATATACAGTAAATGGATAAACACAGAACTTCTTGGAGCAACACGATCTGCTCAGTACGAATTTCGGTGGGCTCGTTATCTGGGGTGTGCAATTATTCAAAATATAGGTATATTTATTGGTGGCTCTAAAATTCAGGAATTTGATGGAAATTATATTATCGCCCGTGCACTTGCAGATCTGGACTCTCATGCATTTGCAAAATGGCAGGATTTAGTGGGAGATGTACCTGAACTCAATGATCCTGCGAATGGTATGTATACACCCTACCTCTCTGTACCTGGAAATTCTATTCCAACACCTGGTGTATATCCGAATGTTGTACCTGATGCGTCAGGTGGAAATGTGAATCGTCCGTCTATTTATGGAAGATCTATCTCTGTACCTATTCCATTCTGGTTTGCAGAGTCCACATTTAATGCACTCCCTTTGGTTGCACTGCAGTATATGGAATGTGAGATTCAAATTACTCTACGACCTATTTCACAATTATATCGTATCAAGGATCCGTCTGGAAATCTTGTAGCTCCTGGATTCCGTCAAGAAACCATTCTTACAGATATCAATAATCCTCGTTATGTCCAAATGAGTGATTGTTCTGATCAATATATTGGAAATTTCCTAACAGATTTCGGTGTGCCGCAGCCATTAATACCTACATGGCCTTTGAATCCACGCCTGCAGATGACATATGTATATTTGACAGATGAAGAGCGAAATAAATTTGCAACTATGCCATTACAATACCTGGTTCGGCAGGTAACCACATATCAATTTCCAGGTCTTACACAACGTCAGATTGTTGAATTATATACGCATAATCCAATTACACGCCTTCTGATTCTACCTAGACGTTCAGATACACTTGTATATCGTAATGATTATGCAAATTTTACAAATTGGGTAACACCTTATGCACCCTATTTAGCACCTGTCTCGCCTGTTCCACCTTTTGCATTTTATAGTACAGGTCGTGTAATTCCTATTGCAGGACAACAGGACATTTTGCAGACATTACGTATTTTAGGTGATGGTAATGAACTACAAGAGGAGAAGCCTATTATTTATTTTAAGCAGAATGTTCCATGGAAATATATGCAAGGATACCCAAATAAAACGGGTATGATATCATATCCATTTAGTCTTAATTCTCCCAAAGATCAACCAGATGGATCTATTAATTCCAGCAGAATTCGCTTATTCCAGATTGATCTAAATATTTACCCGCTGTCACTGAATACAAATTACATGTATGATATTACAGTCTATGTTGAGAGCATTAACTGGGTGACAATTAGTGCAGGCATGGGTGGTCTTAAGTACTCTCTTTAAGCCCCCTGCTAAAAATCTTTCTAGACATAGACTAGAAGAATGGCAAAGCGTGCTCTCCTTATTGGTGCAAATTACAGTGGTGCAAATCAGCTCTATGGTTGCATAATGGATATTATACAAATTCAGGGAGTATTGATAGATGCATATGGCTTTAAGCCCGAAGAAATTATGGTTCTTCGCGACGATGATCCATCCAATATGCCGACAAAAGCACGTATTCTGAGTGCGTTTGATTCTCTTGTACAGGCAAATCCACAGTTTGTCTATATTCATTACTCGGGTCACGGTACAAATACCGCTGATGCAAGTCGTGATGAAGCAGATGGTCGTGATGAATGTATTGTTCCTTGCGACTATGCAACTGCAGGTATTATTACAGATGATGTAATAAATACATCACTAAAACGTCTTCGTGCAACAGGAATGGCTGTATTTGACTGCTGTCGCAGTGGCACGATCATGGATTGGCCATTCCAAGGAATAAATACTGCAAAAAGTACTGTATCTACGAGTGGTGGTATCTACTGTTTTTCAGGTTGCCAAGACAGTGAGTTAGCATCAGAGACAGTCTCTGCAGTTACAGGGCTTCCACAGGGTGCAATGACAACAGCATTTATTGCAGTTATTCGTAGATTAGGGTATTATCCGGCAATTGCAACATTATACAATGAAATTAAACGTGAATTACAAACAAATGGATTCACACAGGTGCCAAATCTGACTGCAAACATTGAAGTCACTCCACTCACACCTCATCCTCTACCGCAGCCACAGACACAAACACAAGTTCAAGCTCAATCCACAAATACATTACAGACTCAGATCGCAAGTCTACAATCACAAATCACAACTCTTCAGTCTCAACTCTCTTCTACTCAATCACAACTCACGGCCAAACAAACACAAATTACAACACAGCAGGCACAATTAAATGATTTGTCAAGACAATTAATGTTAGCAAATACACAGAATGTCGCATTGAAATCACAAGTTGCACAGTTGAATGCATCAATGAAACAGACACGTGCTATTCGCAAGTAATTAAAATATGAATTTCAGAGCCTAAACCTACAGGCTCTAATCGTGCACCTCTACTGTGAGTTTTTTTACAATAGAATGTCAGGGATATGCAAATAACAGACATTCTATTACAGCCTATTCATAAGGCAAAATCATTATATAATTCGTATATTGCACAACAACAGAATGTAGTACAAATTAAAGAGGGTGCTACGGATGTACCAGAAGATACATCAAAGCGTAATGTTATAATTGGTATTGTTTTTACTACATTACTGATACTATTTGCTACAATAGTTGCATCAATTGTTACAAATCATATGATTATGTACCCTATTGGAATGAGGGCACTCATGTTCCCTCTGACATTAACTGCGTGCATTTTCAATCCACTGATTATGTTTGGATTAATTGCGTATTATTTTATTCTAATTTTAACACGATTCTATTTTAATATTGGAAAAGAGGCATCTGAAAAAACACCTCTCATGCCATATATATACACATTATGGCCTTTATCTACGCATAAATATCAAAGTACACTCATGTACCTTCTAACATCGCCATTTGTCTATTATCCAGAGCAGGAGACTGTTAACTTGACAGCATCATTTGTAGACACATTACACAGTATTCAATCTAGCTTTCATAATTTTGAGGAAACAACAAAAATAGGTAAATTCAAAGAATTATATAATAAATTCAAAGTTAAATTAAATAAACAGCATGAATACACTCGTGTTGATGAACGTGGAAATCCTGAAACGCATCTTGCAATACCACAGGAAATTGTAGATCGTGCATAAAAC